TGGAAGTGGTAGACATGACAGACTTAAAATCTGTTGGGTAGTAATACCCGTGTGGGTTCAAGTCCCACTCCGGCTACCAGGACTCTTAGCTCAGTTGGTCAGAGCACTCCGCTCATAACGGATAGGTCACAGGTTCAAGCCCTGTAGGGTCCACCTTATTTAAAACATTATGAAAAATAAAAAACACTTTTGGCTGAATCTAATAGTTTGGTCAACAATTCTAACAATTTCAATATTATTATGGCAGCAGATATTCAAGCTAATCTTTCCAGGGATGTAGTCCAGGAAGATGCATTAGCTATAGCAACTAAAAATAAAAGATGTGGATTAGGTATATCAATGGGTGTAGGCAAAACAAGAATTGCTATACGTCATATGATATTAAACTTTGATCCGTTTATACAATACTTAATTGTAGTACCAAAAAATACTGTAAAAGAATCTTGGATACAAGAATTTAGAAAGATGGAAGCAGATGAGATACTTAATCATGTGACTTTTGTTACATACTTATCTATAAATAAGAAACATCCTGGAGACTATAATATAGTTTATCTAGATGAATGTCACTCATTACTACCATCACATGAAGCATTTCTAAGTATGTTTGATGGTAAGATACTTGGTCTTACAGGTACACCTCCAAGAGATAAACAATCTATAAAAGGTAGACTTGTACAAAAATACTGTCCAATCAGATATACATTTGATGTAGATAGTGCAACTGACTCAAGAATATTAAATGATTATAAGATTATAGTTCATGAATTAGAATTATCTAAATTACCAACTCTTAAGAAAAAGAATAAGAAAACTGGTGGTGTATGGTACACTAATGAAGCAAAGGACTATCAATACTATAATAGTAGAATAGCAGAAGCACAATCACAAAAGCAGATTCAATTAGCAAGGATAATGAGAATGAGAGCTCTTATGGAGTATACTACAAAAGAAAACTATGTAAGTTCTATGATAAAGAACATTAATGATAAATGTATTATATTTGCTAATACACAGGATCAAGCTGACCGTATGGCCACACATAGTTATCATTCTAACAATCCTAAATCAGAAGAAAACCTTGAGTTATTCTCTGATGGTAGAATTAATACATTATCATGTGTGTTACAATTATCAGAAGGTGTTACAATTCCTAATTTAAAACAAGGAATTATTATGCATGCATATGGTAATGAAAAAAAGACAGCACAACGTATAGGTAGACTACTAAGATTAAATCCAAGTGAGACAGCTGTGTGTCATATATTGTGTTACAAAGGAACACAAGATGTTACATGGGTAAAGTCTGCACTTAAATCTTTTGACAGCAATAAAATCAAATATTATAACCCACTAAATAGATAAATCAATGGAAATTATTATTACAACAGCACTAGCAGCTACTGTAGGAATTGCAATCTATGTTGCATTTATGGTAGGCGTAGGAACAGGACAAGCAAGATTCAAGAATAAAATAAACAGGTTAACTGTAAGAAAAATGCTTGAGCATAAGAGATCACAATTTAAACATTTATAACCATGGGAAAGATGAAAGAAATTTTCATGCAAATGGTTGAGCATGAATACAATGGTGATCATGATGCATATTTACAAGACATGGCTAGACAGTCATGTGAAGAGTTTGTTCATGTACCGGAAGAAGATTGTGGCAATTGTGATACACCAGTAATAGTACGCAATGAAAATAATGCAGTGTGTGAAGCATGTGGTATAGAGTATGTATATGTTGAAGGAACAAAAAGATTTTTGTGATGCTTAGCTATAGTTATGAACACAATGGTCTTGATCTAGAGATAGAGTATACGTATGATCCAGGAGAACCAGACCAGTGGTATGATTCTAATGGTGATCCAGGTACACCAGGATATGGTCCATCTGTAGAGATAGAGCATATATGGTGTGAGCTTCCTGATGGAAAAGGTGATACTCATTATGTAGATATAATAGATGTATTTTTTGATGAGTATTTAGAAGGAGCTATACTTGAAAGTCATGAGTGAAAAAATAAAAGAGAAACTATTAGACGTAGTAGACCGTCTAATGGATGTAGATACATTACCAGGGGCTTCCCAAAGGTCCCTGGATGCATCTATAGATATAATATTAGATATAATAAAAAAAGATATATGAAACATTTCATAAATAATAGTAAGGAATATTTAAAAAGGCCTACTGTTACAGAAGAAGATATCAAATACAGACAGGGTAAAAGGAAAGAACAAGTGAGAGGTCATTCTATTATGGCATTCATAAGTATACTTGGTATAGTTATTATACTATGGATAATGATTTGGCTTGCATCATGAGAGATCAATTGTTTGTAGAAGGTACAGTAAAAGATGGAAAGTTACATTTCCCTATAAAAGCATTCCAAATTAAATATGACAACTTCTTTAAAGAGCACAAAGATGGTGTAAGAGTTGAGATATTTATTGGCGTGCAAGATGGTAAAGGTAGTAACCCACAGTTAGCAAGAGTTCATGCAATGATACGTGAGATAGCTAATGAGCTTGGGTATACCTTTGAAGAAGTTAAACTTCAGGTAAAAAGAAAAGCAGGTTTATGCTTTGTGAAAAATAATAAAGAATATTGCAAGTCTTTTGCAAAGTGTGATAAGGAAGAATTAAATCTTGCTATACAAGCAGCTTTGGAAATAGGAGACTTTAGTGGTATGCAGTTAAGATAATTAAGACTGTTGAGCAGCAGATATTTTGTCTGCAAGCTTTTGTAACATCTCAGTAGGATTGTTTGTGTCTTTATTAATATCAGTAACCATAGCTTTAAAGTCCTCTTCTGTAACCTTAAGTTCTTCATACTTCTCTAAACCTTGCTCTTTAGCATAGCTTTTTAGAAGATTGATAATAGAGTATAAAGTATAAAGCTCACTTTCTACTGGCGTAAACTCTCTGTTCTTTTCTTTAGCTGCTTCAGGATCTGAAATTAGTTCATTAAAATCTTTTATGAGCTGACCAAATTGAGAAGCATCTTCATAGAACTGTGTAATATATCTAGCATAGATGGTTTGTAATCCTTGTATAAAAGCAGGATTAATCTCAGCCTTCATGTTTTTAGATGTATCGTATACAATGTAGTGTTTATTTGACATAAGAAATAGTTTATAAATCAAAGATACAAAAAATAATTAATAATGAAAACAATTCCAGTTGAGGTTGACATAGCTAAATTAAGAGATGATGTCAACAATAAGTTAAGTGACTCAGGATGGGACAAGATGTTGTCTCCATTTGTAAATGGGTTAGATTTTGATTACATAATAAATAAATTAGTAGAGTGTGTAAATGCAGGTAAACGCTTTACACCAAAGTTTAAAGATATATTCAATGCATTTGTAGAGTGTCCATATGATGATCTTAAAGTTATAATCATTGGTCAAGATCCATACCCACAACTTGGTGTTGCTGATGGTATAGCATTTAGTTGTAGTAATAAAGGTAAAGCTGAAAAGTCTTTGCAATACATATTAAAACAAACCATAGGTGATTATACTGATACAGGTAGAGTTATATATACACCAGAAGAATGTGATCTAAGACGTTGGGCTAACCAAGGTGTGCTGTTACTTAATACAGCATTTACTGTAGAAATTAATTCTATTGGTTCACATTATAATTTATGGAAACCATTTACACAATATTTATTTGAGAATATAAATAGACACCATAAAAACATACCTACTGTACTTATGGGTAAGAAAGCAGAAGCATGGCAGTTACTATTAAGCAATCAAAAAATTTATAAAGTAGCACACCCAGCATCAGCAGCTTATAGAGGTGGAGAATGGAACTGTAATGACGTATTTAATAAAGTAAATCAAGAGTTAGAAAAGCAAGAAAAGTCTTGCATAAACTGGTAAATTTACTTATATTTATAAACTATAAAACCAAAATATAAATGTCTCAAAATCAACAGGTTAAACAAAGAAAAGAGATAGAAGCATTTAAAAAAGCTTTTAGAAAAAAGCATGGAGTTACTCTCTATGTTTTTACTCCTTCTGAAGAAAGATATAGGATACCAATTGATGAATATCTTAAGGTTACTCTAGCAGCAATTCATGAGAACAACCCAGAGTTCAAATACATAAAAAAGATTTCAGGTACAAGACTTAGAAAGAGAGATTATGTAAAGTGGATACAAACTATGTGTTATATAGCATGGCAAGATGGTCATACTAAAACAAGCATAGCTAGATCTATAGGAAAGAATCACGCAACAGTGATTAACTCATGTAGAATGCTGGAAAATGCTTTCTTTGCAAAGGATAGAGAGATTATAGAAACGTTTGATAAGTTAATGGCAAAACTAATAGAATATGTGGGAACTATTCCAGCAAATCTTGAAGAGAAAGATGACACCAAACCAATGTCTGATCCTATTTGGGATCAAGCAAGGAGTTTCATTGCCCAAGATTAAAGCTGAAGATAAAGAAGAATTAGTAGAATTAGGCATGCTTGAAAAAGTAGATGGCCTGTATAAAATGACACCAGAAGCAAAAGCTTTTTGTGCAAGGCTTGATAATTATTTTATAAAAGCCAAAAAGAAAACTGACATACAACTTATGGGTAAGAACTTCAATGATAAGATTCATACCTATAGGGAAATATTTCCTGCTAAGAAACTACCAAGCGGTAAGCCTGCAAGGAATAATGTCAAAGCATTAGGTGAGAACTTTAGATGGTTCTTTGAAACATATGACTATAGTTGGGATGATATAATCAAAGCAACTAAGATGTATGTTAATGAGTACAGAGATAAAGATTACCTGTATATGCAAACAAGTCAATATTTTATATCAAAACAAGATAAGCATAGAGTAAAACATTCTACTCTTGCAGATTATTGTGATATGATTGTTGATGGTATAAGTACTGAAGAAGAATATTTTAAAGAAAACGTTGTATGAAAAATAAACCATCTTGGATTGGGCAGTATGCTGCATTTAATGATGCACTTAAATATATGTATGCTAGGTCAACAGGTGAAGAGAAATCAATATATACACCGTGGCCTAAGTTTAATGATGCTACAACAGATGGTTTAGAGTGGAACACATTAACTGTTATAGGTGGTAGACCTGGCTCAGGTAAAACACTTATTAAGGACCAGATCATTAGAGAATCATTTATATTAAATCCTAATGATAAGTTTAGAGTATTAGAATTTCAATTTGAGATGGTTGGTAGAACCTCAGCCATTAGAGAGTTTAGTTCTATTACTGGTAAAACATACAAAGAACTATGTAGTGCAGGATCTATACTAAATACTGATGTATTAAATACATGTCATCAGTATGCAAAAGAAAGAGTTAAGTACCCTGTAGATATAATAAGTACACCTATGACTGTAAATCAGATGCGTGATCAAATAGACATGTATATGAATGAACATAAAGGTACACCCACTATAATTACATTAGACCACAGTATGTTAGTAAAAAGAGCACCTTATCAGAATAGCACATTAGATATGTTGTTTGAGCTTGGTGAATTCTTTACACAATGTAAAAGAGATTATCCTTGTTTGTTTATCTGTTTATCACAGTTAAACCGTAACATAGATAATCCTGATAGAGCTGTTGATGGTAAATATGGTAACTATATTCTTGAGTCAGATATATTTGGTTCAGATGCAATGCTACAGCATGCTGATACTTTAATAGGTATTAACAGGCCAGCAAAGCAGAAGATTAGATACTATGGACCAGACAGATATATAATAGAAAATGATAGAACCCTGGTGTTACATTTCTTAAAAGCAAGGAATGGTGATGCACGCATGTCATTCTTTAGAGCAAAGTTTGAGCAAATGCAGATAGAAGAAATGCCAACACCTAATCAACAAGAACGCAGATGATAAATACTAAAAATTTAAATAATAGAAAAACTATGGGACTAACACCGCAGCAAAGAAAAGAAAAGGTAGCATCCCTGAGAGAAGAACATGAAGACTATTTCCAAACACAGGGAATAATCAATGCTCTCTATATACCAAAGATGGCTTATAGACCAAAGGGTAAAGATGAACTACATGTATCTTTCTTTCCAAGTGAGCTAGAAAAGTCAGAAGATATATACACTGAGTTTGTATCTATAGATTATGAAACGGAAGATCCAAAGAGAACATTATACTATCATAAGTATAATCCACATTGGAGAGAAGAGTATGAATTGATTGAATCAAGTGCAGGTTTTGTAAGACACATCATACCAGTTAATGAATTAAAAGTTATTAATGATGTTACAAGTAGAGGAAGTAAAGTAATAGAAGACTTTGCTAATCTACCTAATCCTGATGATGTTTCTTCAACTGCTCCCTCCCTCACCTCTGCAGATCCTAAATTAATAAAATCATTAGAGGATATAAATGCAACATTAAATAAATTAATAACAGTAATAAGTAATCATGGCAGATAGCGTATTAGTAATTGCAGATTCAGGTACAGGAAAGTCAACCTCAATCAGAACATTAGACCCTAAAGAGACTTTCATTATAAACATTGCTAATAAACCATTACCATTTCAGGGATGGAAAAGCAAGTATAAGCAAATCAGTAAAGAGAATAAAGATGGTAATATAACATCTGCATCTTCTTCTGCTGGTATAGTTAAAGCTATACAACATGTAGATAAGAACATGCCTCACATTAAAACATTAGTTGTTGATGATTGGCAGTATATGAGTTCTTTTGAGTATTTTGATAGAGCCAATGAGAAAGGTTATGATAAGTTTACACAAATTGCAGCTAACTTAGCAATGGTTGCAAAGCTTCCTAAAGACTTAAGAGATGACCTAACAGTATTCTTTTTGACTCATTCAGAAGATTCAACTGATATAAATGGAAATAGAAAAATCAAAGCTAAAACTATTGGTAAAATGATTGACAATACATTAACTTTGGAAGGTCTATTTTCAATTGTCCTTTTTGGTAAGGTAAATAAAAATGATGATGGTGAACTTGAATATGGTTTTGAAACACAAAACAATGGAGAGAACACATGTAAATCACCAATGGGTATGTTTGAGGAAAATTTTATCCCAAATGACCTACAATTTGTAAAGAATTGTATTGAAGAATACAATAAGTAAAATTAATTATTAAAAAAAGTAAATTATGTTAAGTACTAAAGACATGTCTGCTGGATCAGGCAGCATCAAACCAGTTATTGGAGTGGGTAACCACAAAGTAAAAATTAATTCTATCACATTTGACCAGACACCATATGATAGTGAGGCTTATAATATTACTCTGCACGTTGAGTCTGAGCCTGTAACAGGTGAGTTCAATGGTTTCTTGAAAGATATGAATAACCCAGATGGTGAGCGTTATGCAGGCCAGGTAGGTAGAGTTAGATTTAGCCCATATCCATTTAAAGATGCTGTATTGCAGAATGGTAATGAAATTAGTAGAGATACAGAAGTTCTAAAAGCTATGGTATTTCTATCAGAAGTAGTTAATAAGAGAGATGAGTTAGATGCTATTGAGGCAAATACAATTGAAGACTTTATGATTAAGGCTGCAAAAGTATGTTCTAATACTGGTTACATCAACGCATGCTTAGGTGCACGTGAGTGGGAAAACAAAGAAGGTTATGTAAATAATGACTTGTTTTTACCTAAGAGAAGTAAAGAAGGTGTTCCATTAGAAGCTCTAGATAAAGAGAATAGTAATCTATTGACTTTTGATAGAAATAATACTAATCACTTTAGACCTTTTGTAAAAAAGGAAACAACAACTACAGATAAATTTGAACCTGCAGTAAGTGCAGCTAGTGACTTTGATCTGTAATATAAACCAAAAGAGTGGGCTCAGTATAATGCTGGGCCCATTTCTTTTTAATATATTTGGATCAAATGTTTAGCACAAAGAACTTAATATCAAAAGAGACAGATGTACCAAGTTATTGGGTCTTTCAATATTATCTAGATCTTCCTGAACAGCTTACTGGACAAGACATAAAGATTAAATCAATATTTAATCCTAATGAAAGAACAGCAAGCTTTTGCATTTATGTAGATAAATCCATAATGCAGTATAAGTTTAAAGACTTTTCAACAGGTAGGGGTGGTAATAAAGCTGATCTTGTAGGTTATTTATTTAATCTAGGATATCCACAAGCCACAAGAAGAATTATTGATGACTACAATAAATATATATTAGAGAACGGTAAAGTTGATATTACATTTACCCCACAGGCTAGATGGGAGATTGACTTTATAAAGTATAGAGATTGGAATACAATTGATCAAGAGTATTGGTTATCATATAGGATTGGTAAAACTATGTTAGATGCTTATAACGTTAAGCCTATAGCATACTTTAACATGATAAAAGAAGATGGTAATGAAATTGAAACTCTAAAGATAGAAAGTAAACAGTGCTATGGTTACCATGATAAAGATGGTGAGGTATATAAGATATATCAACCCAATAGTAAGAAACATAAGTTTCATAAAGTTAAAAACTATCTACAGGGTATAGATCAGCTTGAGTATAATCAACCATACTTAGTGATATGCTCTTCTCTTAAAGATGCAATGTGTTTAAAAAGCATGGGTTATAACATAGAAGTTATAAGTCCTGACTCAGAGAATACTATGATTAAACCTCATATTATTGCAAACTTAAGAAAGAAGTATAAAAAAGTTATCACTTTATTTGATAGTGATGATGCGGGTAAGCATGCTATAGAAAGATATCATGATATATATGGTATACATGGTACATATCCTACATTGTGTAAGGATGTATCAGATGCTATGAAAACTCATGGGTTTGAAAAGACACATGAGATGATTAAGCCTATTCTTAAACATGCTTTAAATAAATAATTATGGAAATAAAAAGAAGATGGTTCATACCAGGTAATGTTCCTAGTAGTAAGAATGGTAGAAGATGGACCGGTAAATATTTTATAGCAAGTAAAGCAGTTATGAACTATAGAAAAGCAACTAAACAGTATTATGCTGATTTTGCTGAAGAGTTTAAAGCTGAGGTTGCTAAACAAGATTTACCTGTAAGAATAAGCTTTGAGTTTATCAGAGGGACCAAACATAAGTTTGATTATATTAATCCTGCACAGACAGTACAAGATGATATGGTTAAGCATGGTTGGATAGAAGATGATAATGCAGAGTTTATTATACCAGATTTTAAAGAGTATTCTTATGATAAGAAAAACCCCGGTGTATGGATTGAGTTAATTATAAAAGATGAAGATTTCTAAAAGAATAATAACACTTGATGAATTTTTTAGATATAAAGAGATGTTTTCAGGATTACCTGAAGATCAAGCATTAGCTAATGAACTATATGAAAAAGCTGATTATGCTGATAAGGAATTATTAGATCAGCTTATGGCTAAAGCTTTAGTATTTGATAAGAGATATAATTTCTGTATTGCTGTAAAGCATGCATTTAAATTAGGTTCTTTTAAAACATCTAGACTCTATGCATTCATTGAAGCAAGAAAAGTAAATAAAGTATATATGGATATACTAAGAAAGTTAAAAGATTATGATTAACATACAAGATGAGGTTGCAAGAACAACCAAGAGTTTAATATTTGCTGAGCCCTTTTATGGGCTCTTTTTAATTGGTATCAATAAGAAGTATAGCATGGGCCTGCCAACAGCAGGTGTAAGTAAAAACAATATTGGTATACAATTGAGTATAAACCCAGAGTTTTATAAAAATCTAAGTGAAGATCATAGGTTTGGTCTTATTAAGCATGAGCTATTGCATATTGCATTTGGTCATCTTATCACAAGAGATTTATATAGTGACAAGAAACTATTTAATATAGCTGCAGATCTAGAAATCAACCAGTATATAATAGAAAGTAAACTGCCTGAAGGCGGATTATTGTTATCAAGCTTTCCTGAACTGAACCTACCAACAAAAGCAGGTACAGATAAGTATTATGAATTATTACAACAGGCAAGACAAGATGGTACATCTCCATCTCTTGATAGCTTAATGGACCAAATGGATGGTACATCACCTTATTGTCACGGTACTTGGGAAGATTTTGATGAGTTACCTGAAGCTGATAAAAAGTTGTTGCAAAAACAAATAGAGCATCAATTAAAAGAGGCTGCAGAAACAACTCAAAAGAAATGTGGTACTATACCAGGAGAGTTAAAAGAACTTATAGATAGACTTCTTAATATTGAACCACCTAAGTTTGATTGGAAAGCATATCTAAGAAGATTTGTAGGTAACTCTAGTATAGTTTATACAAAGAAGCTGAGACGTAAGTACAATAAAAGATACTCAGCTAACCCTGGTCTTAAGATTAAATTTAAGAATCACATACTTGTTGGTGTTGACACAAGTGGATCTGTAAGTTCTGATGAATTAAAAGAATTCTTTTCTGAACTTACACATATGCACAAGACTGGTCATAAGATTACAGTAGCACAGTGTGACACTAGCTTGAACAGCGTGAAAGAATTTAATCCAAAGAAAGATTGGGAAATACATGGTCGTGGAGGAACAAGTTTCCAACCAGTAATAGACCACTACAATGAAAAGAAAGGGCAATATACTGCTCTTATATATTTAACAGATGGTGAGGCTTATTCTCCAGAGAACTGTCCTAATAATACATTATGGGTACACAGTTCTAAATGCAGAATAAATGAAGAGTTACCAGGAAAGAAAATTCAACTTAATTAATAAAAAGAAATGGCACAAGTAAATTTAAATGTAACTGAACTAAAGGGATTTGTAAATCATATCATTAAGAACAATAGATTTTTACAAGAGAATGGCAAAGGTCCTGTATCTGTAGAGGTAGTAGGTGAATCAGGTATTGGTAAAACATCTACAATTGTAGAGCTTGCACAGGATAATAATCTAAACTTTGTAAAGCTTAACCTTGCACAGATTGAGGAGCTAGGTGATCTAGTAGGTTTCCCTGTTAGACAGTTTCAGATGTATAAAGAAAAGAAAGTGTACCAAAATGGTACACAAGGAAATGATGTAGCTATGGTTACTGCAGCTCAAAGAGCAGCTGGCACCAGTCTAGCAAATCTATCTGCACCAACAACAAAGAAAGTTGGTTTATGGGTAGATGAACTTGCCGTACAAGAATATCTAAAGAATGGATATAAAATGACAGGTAAGAACAGAATGTCTTATTGTGCACCGGAATGGATTGCTGATAAGAAAGAAGGTGGCATTCTATTACTAGATGATTGGAACCGTGCAGATACAAGGTTTATACAAGCAGTTATGGAATTGGTGGACCGTCAGAGTTATATCTCATGGACACTACCAAAAGATTGGCACATAATTTTAACAGCAAACCCAGACAACGGGGATTATATGGTTAACAGTGTTGACTCAGCACAGAAGACTAGATATGTAACCGCTAACTTAAAGTTTGATGTTAATGTATGGGCACAGTGGGCAGAAGGTGCAGGGATTGATACTAGATGTATCAACTTCCTGTTACTTCACCCAGAGCTTGTTACACAAGAAACTAATGCAAGATCAATTACTACATTCTTTAACTCTATATCAAGCTTTGAATCTTTTGAAGATAACTTAGCAATGGTTCAGATGATTGGAGAAGGTAGTGTTGGAGATGCATTTGCTTCTATGTTTACAACTTTTATTAATAATAAGTTAGATAAGCTTGTTACACCTAAAGATCTATTGACTCATGATAATGAACAATATATTCTTAATGAGTTAAGATCTTGTATTGGTAAAGATGACACATACCGTGCAGATATTGCATCTACATTGGCTACAAGACTTGGTAACTACTCTGTAGTATATTCTCAAGATAATACTATTTCACAGAAAGTTACTGATAGATTGAAGACATTATGTACTGAAGATTATTTTACTAATGATCTTAAGTATTTAATTGTACGTACAATATTTAATGGTAATAAAAAGAAGTTTAATAAACTAATGATGATCCCTGAGATTGTTAAAATGACAATGAAGTAATATGGCAACAAAATCCGTATATCAAGATTTTGA